CAAAGTTCGAGGCTGTTGCTGTCGAGATGGAATCACAGGACTTCGCCTTTTACGCTGCTTTAAAAAAAGCTATCCCGACTGCCATCTACAATGCATTCAACTTCAACCTTCTTCCTGCCGTGGCTGCATCCAATTATGTGATTTTCACAGCCAACCAAGCCCCAACCGTAGATATCGTGATTCCTGCCGGAACCCTGGTAGTTTCCGAGACTACTGCTGCCGTGCAAGGCAATGCCTACGCAACAGCTAGTACGGCGACTCTCCCGGCCGGCGAGACCACGATTTCTATCTTTGTCGAATGTACGGTTGTGGGAGCGGTGGGCAATACCGATGTCAACACGGTCAACACCATACAGACCCCGGTCCCGGGTGTCGATAGTGTGAACAACGTCGTGAGCTTTGCCAACGGGCAGGACGTTGAAACTGAGTCTCAGCGCAGAAGCCGGTTCCTGATCTATATCAGTACGCTCGCACGAGGTATCAATACCGCAGTCGAGTACGGGGCAATGTCCTCATTTCTTACCGATACTTCGGGGAGCATTACCGAGCGTATTGAGTATGCAAACTTCGTAGATGCTCCTTCCGACGAACCTGCTGGGTCAGGGACCTGTTATGTCACCAACAGTGCCGGGAGTGTTTCCGACACCCTGCTTGCATTGGCGCAGCGAAACATCAATGGTTACACCGACACTCACGGGGTAAAGGTCCCTGGATGGAAGGCTGCCGGCGCAAAAATAACTGTCACGGCCGCAACCATGATCAGCCACAACTGCACGATAGTCGTCATCAAGGACTCTACCGTGAACGCCCCCTCGGCGCTTGCTACACAGGTGCAAACCGTCACCGGTGACTATCTCCAATCAGGCGGAATCGGCGATTCGTACATCTACAACGAGCACGTCCAGAGGATCATGGATCTTGCCGGCGTCGTCGACGCAGTCATAACCCCGGCGGGCAACGTGAACCCGGCATCCAATGCGATTCTCCGACCGGGAACTATCACGGTAACGGTTCAGTAATGCTGCAGAGACTTCTGGCGAGACTCCAAAGAATCTTCAACAAGAAACCCGCTAATGCTGCGGTGATCAGCATTGAAGGCTCGCCGTACACGTTAACGATAAGCCGACTTGTCGTCACCTTGCAGTGTACCGAGGCGAACCAGTCCATCCCTATCGATGGCATAACCGGATCGGTGGTGACACTGAGCGATCTAGTGGCGGCTTTCAACGCTGCCGGTTTTACCGCCTCCCTGCTCTCCTCTGGGTACGGGGCATATCCCGCAAGAGGGCTCTTTGAGACGACCGAGAACATAGGCAGCGAGCCAACAACTCTCTACTACCCCGCCAGCATTTTCTACAAAGAGATGCAGACCTACGGTTGGATGCTCCAGGATCAGGCGAGCCGTATTACCGACGCCGCAACGCAGATGAACATGCGCGATGCGACAGATGCATGGCTCGACTACTGGGGGAGTCTTTTTGGGGTTTTTCGGAATGTCGGCGAAAGCGATGTCTTATACGGGCCGCGGATTTTCTGGCAGATCATCCAGCCGAACCAGAACAATGTGGCTCTGGAAATAATCGTCAAAAATACTCTCGGGCTGGACGTTGTCATCAACGATGCGGTCGAGGTACTCAGCAGCATAGACATAGGTTTGCAACCGAACGCACCGGGCCGGTTCCTTCTCGATTGGACTCCTGATAGCTCGCTGACCACAGATGAAGTGGTGGCCACGACAGCGCAGATAAAGGCCCTGGTCCGAAAGTACAAGGCAGCCGGGTTCGATTTCTTGGAACAGACATCCGGTGCCACAGTCACGGTGTCCGACGCAGTAACGGTAGCCGAGAATGTAGATTTTATGGTCGCCGTTCAGCTTTCAGAAAGTCTGCAGATGGGTGTCTTGCTGGCGGGAACGGGCTGGATGGCAGGTACCCCTGGGCTGCGGGCTGGGCTTAATGCAGCAATCCAGGAGCAGGTATGCATAAAACTGATACTCGATTCCGATGGGTCCGTTCAGACCGTCATTCTTTCTGGGGGCTGAAGTGATAAAAGAGATAATTAATGTCAAGGGAGAGGTGAAAGTTTCCCTTATCTACGAAGATGGCCGGGTGGAAGTCCACGATCACCAGAACCTGGTCATGCGAGTCGGCAAGACACTTCTCGCCAAACTGCTGGCTCACGATCCAGCCTATGTCAATGAGTACATCAGCAAAATAGGATTTGGCACGGGCAGCGCGGCAACCGCCGACACCCAGACAGCGCTTCAGGCGCAAGTCTTGACGGAAACCGTCACAGTATCCTACCCCGCCTACAATAGCGTTATGTTTACGGCAGTTATGGGCGTCTCCGATGGAGGGACAAGCAGCTACCAAGAGTTCGGTTTGCTTTCTAACGCGAGCAGCATTCTCTTTTCGCGTGTCGTCACCTCCCCCCTCACCAAGTCCTCGCTTTTCAGAATTCAGGTAGAGTGGACGATTTCGTTCCAGTAGGAGGCCGACTTGCCAAACATCACAGAAGTAAATGAATTCACAGCAAATGTCCCCGCAGTTCAGGACACGATAACGACGCTCGATGCGGCAGGACTCAATCCGGCGCCTCAAGCACTTGCTAATCGGACTAAGTATCTAAAGGGTGCCATTGACACTATCGTCGCCACGCTTGCAACTCTGAAGGCGGCTGCCTTTCTCGCTGTAGGCACGGTTTCCGGCACAGTGGCAGCTGGTGACCATGGGCACACGAACACGTCAAATATTGGAGGCCCATATGCTCCAGCCGGTACCCTCCAAAGTGCATACCCGGTAGGTTCCCTCTACTTCAACGCGACCGATGGCACCAGTCCGGCCACTCTGTTTGGGTTTGGCACATGGACGGCGCTCGGTGCGGGCCGGATGCCTCTGAGCGCAGGTACGGGCTACACTGCGGGGCAGACAGGTGGTGAGGCAACCCATACGCTGACGATAGATGAGATGCCAACACATCACCACTCCTTCTCCCAAGTTCAGGCAATGAACTGGATGGACCACCAGGGCGGTTCCGGTGTTGAGCCGTTTGCAAACGCGAACACGGCAGATACCGGTGGAGGCCAGGCCCACAACAACATGCCGCCCTATATCGCCGTGTACATCTGGCAGAGAGTCGCTTAGTAAAAACAATCCCGGTCGGACGTGACTGACAACACAAGAAGGGGGAAGCCGAATGGGCGATGAAAACGAAAAGGTACTGGATATATTTTTTGAAGGGCAGAAGGCAATCTTTAAAAAGCTGGATACCTTGGGTGAAAAGATGGAGGCCGTCCCGCTTCATGGTCTGGAAATTCTCCATATTAAAACAGCGATAACAGAAATTAAAGATCACTGCGGCAGGCAACATCAGGAAAAAGAAAAAGTTGATGAACAGCCGGAAAAGCCAGTCAAGCTTCACCGGCAGATCGGCACCGATCTGGCTAGGGCTACAGCGTTATTTTTATTCATCGTATTTGCCTTCACCTGCTTCACCAATGTGCAGGCATATCTCAATCAGCAGCACACAATAACCGTTACAAAGTGAGGGATCTTTGAAAAACACCGTCGGAAAAAGCATGAGACGAATTGGCGCTGTGCTGGCGCTCGTGGCCGTGTCCGCAGTCCTTGTCTTTGACAGAGCGAGGTGGCAATACGGCTTCATCGCCCTGGCACAGAGTGGCTTGGTCTTCTACTGCGCGGCCACGGTCGTAGGATATAGCAAGGAGTGGGGTCTGCTCCCGGTATCGCTGGAAGAGGTGATCGGCAAAGTCATGGCAGCTGAACACGGCCCTGAGTGCGTGCTCCGCTGGATCATGCTATTCACCTTCTTTTTCATCGTCAGCGTTTTTGCGACGCTTTACCTGCTGATGCTGTGAAACGGGCACTCGTAGTCATAGCAGCCGGGTTTATGCTCGCGTCCATCGCATGGGGAGGTGTAGTCGAGAAAGCAAAACCGTACCTCTCTGTGCTTCAAGAAGCGTTAACCGATTACTGGCCTTCCTGCCCCATGGCAGCATTCATCTGCGGCCAGGTCGAAAATGAGTCGGGATGGAACCCACACGCTACCTTGAAAACTTCCCGCGAGTTAGGAAGGGGCCTGACTCAACCAACCATAGCCTACGATTCCCACGGCCATGAGCGCTTCAATGCCTTCAAGGATGCCATGGGGTACAAGGCGATGCGGGGATGGAATTGGAAGGCCGATCCCTACAACGTGAAGTATCAACTGCGACTGCTGGTGCTGCGCGACCGCGACGCCTTTGCGCAGATCCGAAAGCATTGCGTCAACGATCAGGAGGCCGCAAAAGGCGCAGGTGTCATCTACAACGCAGGAGAAGGGCGCTGGATGAACCGCCACACTCGGGCGATTGTGAAGGGGCTCCCTGCCGACAGGTGGACCGGGGGGCTGGAGTTGGCCTACTCGGACAAGGAGAAAGCGCTGCTCTATGGCGAGCCTTTATACCAAGCGGTGAATCGCTACCCACGTCGGATTAGCGAGCTAAGCACGAAATACCAAGGACAGATCTGAGGTGAACCATGGGATCGAACGAAAAGAACTGCCAGAAAATGCTGGACATTATCCATGCAGAGCGCGGCGTACATGAGACGCCAGGCCCCGCCGCCACCGCCAGAATCATCGAGTACGACAAGCATACGACCCTGAAAGCCACATTGGATGAAGTGGCCTGGTGTTCAGCTGCGGCCAATTTTGTTGCGGATACCGCAGGCTTCCCCGGGACTCATTCGGCTGCTGCGCGTTCGTGGCTTGAGTGGGGCGCTCCCATCGCAGCGCCTATTGCCGGCTGTGTTGTGATTCTCGACCGGCACGACTCCAGTAACCCCAATGCTGCCCACGCAACCTTTTTCGAAAAGGATAACGGCAACGGCACGATTGCATGCTGCGGAGGTAACCAGGGCGACATGGTGAAATCGTCCAACTTTCCGAAGAGCAAGGTCCTCGGCTACCGGGTGCCAAAAGAATCATGAAATGTCCTTCCTGCGGAGAGGTGATGGAACTTCACGGGAGGGCGCATCGCTGCGCACTGTGCAACTTATCATCAACGGCGTTCCGGTGCGACAACTGCGGAGCGTGCGGTAAGGAGGACGGCAAGATGAAGTACGAGGAATTACGGCCGCAGATTCAAACCGGAGATCTGATGCTGATTGACGGCAAAGGTCTCGTTTCGGACATGATCGAGGCTGCCACTGACGGCCGCTTCAGCCATGTCGGAGTTTTCTTCCGAATGGGGGACGGTATCTTTGTCGCCGAGACCTACGAGGGGGAGGGCTTCAATATCAAGCCTGCCTCGCAAAGGCTTACCGAGGTGACCGGCAAGGCTTATCTCGGCATTGCCCCCGCCGTCGTTCGCGGCAACCCCGATAAGATCATGGCCGAGATCAGCGAGTTCCGGGCTACCCCGTCACTCCAGCCTTATGGGTACGGCACCCTTGCTACGGTGCTAGCTGCGCACAAATTGGGAGCGGAGTTCGACCCCAGTAAGGTTCAGGCAGTCTGCAGCACTTTCGCCGAACGGTGCTATATTCGCGCAGGGATGACCTTTCCCACCCTGCTTGATCCTTCCGATTACGACACGATCTGCGCCGGAGTGGTGCAGATCGATATCTGAACCACAACAGAAAGGAGATGCTTATGCTTTCGCTGAAAAACTTCTTTGCTCACCCAGATACTACGATTGGAGGTGCGCTGCTTGGCGCCCTTCAGGCGGCAGTCGGTGCTGCAACATCCGCGCTTACGCAGACCGGCGGCGTCATTGACTGGAAGCCGTGTGCATCTGCTGCCATAGCCGGTGCCACTACCTTCATCGTAGGCGGTCTGATGTCGTCTATCAGGAAAACCTCACCTGCTGCCCCTGCTGCCGCCGCAGGCCAGACGATTGCTCCCGGAGCGGGCATCACCCTGGACCCGAAGCAGCAAATTATGGACCAGATCGAAGCTGCACTCACAGAGGTGGCGCATGCTGCAATGGCAGCAGAAGCCTCAAAGCTTTCAGGCGTCAATATTGACCCTCTGGTAGCAAGAGCCGCAACATAACAAGCACCCTTTAGGTGCCAGCGTAGCCCAACGAAGCTAACTGCTAACCATGGAGAAGAACAGATGAAAAAATTTATCACGCTGTTGCTCGTTCTTACCCTCACAGCCTGTGCTGGAATGACTCCACAGCAGGTCTCGACCAACACAATGCTCGGTATCCACGACACCATAGTCAACGTGGAAGCAAGCATCAAGGAACCCTGCGACAAAGGGGCAATCCCCGCCGCAGACTGCGCCGCCATTAAGGGTTACATTCTCAAGGCAAAGCCGGCGTATAACACCGCCGTTGACGCACAACTGCTTTGGCTCAGTAGCAGCTCGGCCACTGACCAGGCGTCCTATCTTGCCCAGAAGCAGGCTCTTGACCAACTTGTCGGAGATGCGGTCGCCCTGGCGCTGAAATACGGAATAAAGGAGCCTGCCAATGGCACCAGCAACTAAAGAATCCATCGCCAATGCGATCATCCAGGGAACCGAACTGACGGCAGAGGCCGCAGCCGTTGCGGCGCCCATCGTCGCCATTTACAACCCCGCTGCCGGAGCCGCAATGCAGGTACTCGCCCCACTCGTGGAGAAGTTCATTGTCTCCGAGGCGGGCATGGTTCTCCAGTTTAAAGTCATGACCATCGACGAGCAGAAAGCAGCGCTGACCGCCTCCAAGTTTATCGTATAGACCTGGTAGTCCGTA